CACCAGTTCTCCCGAAATATTCAATCGTACCTGTGGAGTTGAAAAAAAGGTTGTCTTCATTGTTGGTAGATGTCCCTGCCCCAAACAGCCACGACGTTACATCTGGATTCCCACGCTTAACCCAGCCACTCCATGTCCAAGTCTTTCTGTTACCAGCAGACGCAGGAGTACGGCTCATGTATGCAGAGTCATCATCGTTAAACCGTAGACTCTGACCTATCTCTGTAGGATAGAAGCCTTCATCAGCACTCTTAGCGTTACCTTGTATGATCGCCATAGATTACGCTCCTGCTGAAGTGACTGCGCTAGAGACTGATACAGCTACGTTAGTGCCGTCTGCTGAGTAGTACGAGACAAAGTATGCACCTGTTGTAGATAGCTTGGTTAAGTCCCCTGCACTGATCAGAGTTGTTGCTGCGGCAGAGATAGCGTAAGCACCTGAGTTATTCAGGTAGATGTTGCCAGACTGACCTGCCGTGATGTTGGTGAACGTCAGTGTGCCGTTACCTGTTGGAGTGCAAGTGAAGTTGTTACCCGCATTCATATCAAACGACAAATCGTTGTCTGTTGTTACTGCGCCAGCTACAGGATGCTCAATAGCATCAGATAGCGTTACTTCGCCTAGAGCAGTTACGTCTGCGCCCGTATAAATTGATTTAACTAACTTAGCCATTATGATACCACTGATATGTTGTTAGATGCTCCTACAGCATCGAAGAATGGGATATAAACACCAGACACCAAACCGATTGGATCAGAAGCCCCAGCCGAAGTATAGAATGGAAATGAGTATCCTGCCGTTGCCGCTGCTTCTGCTGCTGCTTGAGCTGCTTCTGCTGCAGTCTGTGCAGTTTGCGCATTAGTCTCAGATGTAGCTGCATTCGTTTCACTAGTAGACGCTGCTGCTGCACTAGCCGCTGCATTGGTCTCTGATGTGCTGGCATTGCTTGCAGATGTAGATGCTTCTGAGGCGCTCGTAGAGGCTGCTGACGCTGCGTTAGTTGCAGTGGTTGCCGATGTACTAGCTGATGATGCACTCGCTGCTGCGGCTGTCTCTGAGGCTGCTGCGTTAGTCTCACTAGTAGCTGCATTAGTTTCTGATGTAGCAGCATTTAATGCACTGGTTGCTGCTGATGATGCACTATCAGATGCACTGGTAGCATTAAGTGCTGCAACACCTGCTGATGTAGCTGCATTAGTTTCTGATGTAGCTGCTGCAGTTGCTGATGCAGACGAAGAAGCCGCTGAAGTAGCGGCATTGGTTGCTGATGTAGAAGCTTCTGTAGCACTATCTGATGCTGCTTGTGCGGATGCTGTAGCTTCTTGTGCTCGTTGAGTTACAAGGGTGATAGATATATTAGTAGTAGCATCCCCTGATCCTCCTTCACCACGATATATAGCCAAGGTGATTCTCCTTCATATTCTTTGTGAAGCACACTGATGTATGCTATGTGCTTTAAAAAGAATGGAGCAGGGTATTGCACCCCACTCCGTAGAGACTACCTTATGCTGGTAGTACGATACCGATGCCGTTCTCGGCACGAAGAGTCTTAACACCGTAGAGAGTGTCAGAAGTGAACAGAGTAGACAGGTACTCCTGCTTGTACTGAGTCTGCGAACGAACACCAACCTGCTCAGCAAAGACAATAGCATCTTTGTGCATCAGGACACCCAGCTTGTTAACACCACTTTCCAGTGCAGGACAGTTAGTAGAAACAACTACAGGGATTCCGTACAGTGTACCGATCTGACCTTTGATAGTACCAGCACCACCGAAGTCAGAAGACATGTAGCGATCAATACCACGGATAGTGTTGATAGCTGAGGGAGGTACAACCAATACACGCTGGTCCATAGGAACATCGTTGTCATCCAGAAGCTGGATACCGTCACGCAATGCACCGTCAGTGAAAGCGTTAGCAACACCGTTAGCAGTGTATGCAGCGAGGTTACCGCTACCGTCTACTTCGTACAGAGTGAAGTCAGCTTGTGCAGCAGCGAACAGATCAGTATCAACCTGCTTAGCCAGAGCGTAGCCAGCATCATCAGTGTAGAACTTACGCAGAGAAGCCTGCGCCTGTACTTCAGTGATGTCTTCAATCAGACGAGAGTACTCGTAGTGCTTGTCGATGGTGATAACAACTTCTGTTTCAGTTGCAGCCTGCAGAGTTACCTGAGTAGATGCAGCCTTAGCTGAAGCAGAGCCACGAGTAGGTTTAGGGATGTGAATAGTATCACCCTTCTTACCTTTCATTGGCATCTTGTTAACAGCGTTAGCCATAACAAGGTTGTTTTTGTATGCTGCTACGATTTCGTCTGACCAGAGTTCAGGGATAAAAGTTGCAGCGGTTGTGTTAGTTACATGATTAGAGCCAAGAGCCATGATGTATTACCTCAATAAGTTATTTGACTCGCCCTTCTGAATACGCCAATGTTATTTCATCAGCAAGTTCCAAGTAGCGAGACGGATCGTTTTGCATTAAGTTGATAATGTCAGCACGACGATATACTTTCCGAGATCGACCTTCACCGCTTCCCTTACCAGAGCCTGTGGCTGCTGCTTTACGTTGGCGTTTAATTTCTTTCTCTTCAACTTCTTTGGTTTGATTTACTATACGGTTTCGTTCCTTCCACGTAGACAACAGCTCATTTGCTGCATCAAAGTCATACTGTGCATCGGCACGGTTGTACAGTTCCATCCTAACCTTTGACGCTGATACCCATTCACTAAAGTCTGGAGATTGAATGACCTGTGCATAGTCAGGATGTTCACTCTTCAGCCGTGTCATGGCTTCCTGTTGACGCATAGAGTGAGCTAGTCGCTCTGCTTCCTGTATCTTAGGATGCTTAGCTATTGCTGCTTCTACCGCTTTCTTAGGATCGTCAAAGAAGTCTATATCGTCTTCTTCTTCCGTGGGCTTTGCAGTTTGGGTTTGACTAAGTATGAAGTTGTCTACAAGCTTACGTAGTTCACCTACCTCTGACGACTGACGACCTAATAGCTTCTCAGCTTCCTGATGCATACGAACAATGTCTTTAGCAGACTTGCCCTTGTACTTATCAGGGATGTCATCTTCTTCGTCTTCTTCAGCTACAGGGGTTTCCTCTTCAGGCTCCTGTACTTCCTCGGTTGGCTCATCAAAGGAGGAAAGTTCTTCACCTTCTTCCAACTGTAGGTTTTCATCTTGATCGTCAAGAAACTCTGCCATTAAAAACTCCGTACTGATCTCAGTATTGTGGATAATATATCAAAGAGGCTCATGCCCAACGCAATGAGTTTACTCTTCTCCTTCTTCCTTAAGCTGGTTGTAAGCTACTTCAACAGAAGCTTCCCAGTTAAGGATTGTATCAAGAACATTTAACTGTCCCTGAACAAATCGTAGTGCACTTTCATCCTGTACATGCCGTACATCAAATGTCCCTGCACTGTTAGTCATATCTTCAACAAACTGTTTCCACCCATCAGTGGTGAATAAGTCGAAGTATGTCTCGTAGTATTTTTCTAACTCAGGAGTCATTGACTTTATCCCTGTGATATGTTATGTGTAGTGAAGCCTAGCATACTTTTATGCATTTGTCAAGCTTTTTCTTCAACTTTTTTTCTACGTGTTGGAGCAGACGGCTTTTCAGCCGCCTCTTCCAGTTTCTTAATCCGCTTATCCAAACGATCTAGTACTTCATTGAATGCAGTTACTAGGTCATTCAAATCCTGCTGCTTAACCATTGTTGCCTCCCTTCATCATTGCCATTCGTAACTGATTACGCATAGCCTCTTCCTTAATGTTCAAGTCTTTCTCCTTCAGTGCCAACTCAGCCACCTTAGTTTTCTGTTCGAAGTCAGTCTTAGTTGGGTCTTCATCACGCATACCAACAGACATGCTACGAATACGCTGACTCTCTGCATCGAATGGTAGAAGCTGAGTCTCAACCTGATTCTGCTGCACACGAGTCATAACTTCTGCAGTCTGTGCCTTGAGATATTCAAGCGTAGCCATCTCTTTCTCAAGCTGAATCTGCATCTGTTGTGCCTGCATCTGCTGAAGCTGCGGATTAGGCTGGTTAGCCTGCTGCAACTGAGCAATAAGTTCTTCACGGTTAGACAGATTCATGTTATCAACGATAGACTGAATCAATGTTGCGTACAATGGGCTGTCTGGTGACATGGTTTGTAGCAACTGAACCAACTGAGTGACTTCATACTCACGAGCAATGATACCCAAAGAGGACGATGCACAAAACTTGTAGTCATTCACAGGGTAAAGTTCAGGATTAAACTGCATGTAACGCCAAGCAGACTTGCTAACAAACGGGACAAGGAAGTTATCTTGGAAGTTTAGCAATGTACGCTTGTGTCGTTTGATGATTGCACCAAGAGACATGCTAATACCTGCTGCTGTAGCCTCTGACCCAGCAAATGAT